TACCGCCAATCGCGTAAATAGCGGCGATTGTACTTCCTGGTTGTGGTGCCCCTCCAGAGTTACGTACCAACTGGATTGCTGGATTGTTGTCCAGTGAGTATGAACATCGCGTTCCACATGTTGTGTTTCCAATCGTGACGATCTCAGTAGCGGCACCACTGACGGATGAGGTTACTTTGAGAGAGATGTTGGAATTGAAATCGAATGCGAGGCCTGCGCCGTTGATAACAACAAAACCAATGGGATTGGCACTTCCATAACCTCCCCAAGGAACACCAGGGGCGGATGGAGATACTACACCGCCAGCACAAGAGCCTCCATTGAGGTTAAACAAACTTGCATTATTAGCGATGGCACAGGCAAGTTTCCCTGCAAGTGTTGATAATGTATCGCCACCGATGGCATTGCCTGTGGTTACGGTACAACCTGCTCCAGAACAAAGCCCTGAGCCCATCGTAATGGTAAGTGAAATTGCATCACCAACCGTTACTGTTCCTGTGAGTGATAATGTAAAAACAGCGCTCGGGTCGCTAGATGTAATCTGCCATGCGTCAGCAGTAGAACAGAAGTTTTGATCTACCCACCAAACTTGATGGGGAGTAACACAGCCAGTGCCGACTAGGTTGCCTGAGGATGGATGCACTACAGGGATAGTCGGGGCGATAAGTGGGATGGTGACAGAATTAACAAAGGCAGTGCTAGCACAAGCATTGCTGCTATCACCTGCTGGGCGGGTGGGACAGGTAGGGTTTTGCGCCAAGGCCCCTGAGGTTAAGCTTAGCCACAAACCCAAAGCAAGGAGGAGACGTTTCATATGTTTGAATCCATTACCGTGAGGGCATTGGTGGCACCTACGAGGGCGAGAGCCTGCCATGCCTGTTGGCATTCGCCGGTTACTGTAAGGGAACCACCGTTGGCAAAGACCCGGAAGCCTCCACCAAGAGCTCCGGTAGTTGGGATAAGAGTCGCTTGAGAAGCTCCAAGGTTCCCCAGTGATGTAGTTGGGGACACAAGGATGTCATTGGCTCCAGGGTTGTGGAAGGTTATGGAGTTGCGTTGTGGGTTGGCCGGAGCCACAGTGATGTTAGAAGCCGTGTTGATATTGTTGTAGGCATATACCTTCCCCCCGGATGCTGAAGAGTTGGCTCCAGGAGCGCCTGGGGTTGTGGTGATACCCATTTCACTTCCCTTTCTTCGGGGCCGGGCGGATGGTGCCTTTGCCGGTGTCAGCCCGATTGAACTCCTTCGCGACCTTTTGTGGGATCCCGACTTTTTTGGCAAAGCTAGGATTGTGAGCCGCAGCGGCCATGGTGCGTGCTTGCTTGGGGGATTTGCTTGGCATTAGATCCTCCTTGAGGTCATTCGGTTCAGGGCCTTCCCTTGTGAAGCGGCCTCTTTAGCGTACGCTTCCAATGCGGCCTCATGAAGTTCAGCTTCGGTTGGCTCTACTTCAGGAAGGGGTTCTTCCGCGTCGACGACTTGATCCGGCTCCGGAACGGCCTGAGCCTTACCTGCAAGGGCCGCAAGGATCTGCTGGTTCTGGGCCATCATGGCTAGCATGGTTTCCATGAACTTATCGAGGCCCGGGTTCGAAGCCACTTCCCGAGCCACCCTCAGTTCGGTCATTTGATCGATCAGGGTATCGCCAAGCCGGGCGTAGAAGCTCTGGCGCTGGGAGTCCTCGTCGATGCCTTGAGTTGGGGTCCAGCTGAAGCGGGAGGAGACCTCTTTGGCCTCGTCATCGAGAGGGAGCATCCCTGGGGTGGGGTCGCCTTCGAAGGTGATGTCACGAGGGAGACCTTTGCCTTCCCAGCAGACGATGATTTCGCCATCCATATTGTTGTTCTCCGGACGGTGGGTCCAGTCATCTTCGAGGCGGGGGTCCAGGTGTTTGGGGACCTTGTACATCTTGCGGATGGGCTTGCCGGTGCGAGAGTCGGTGGTAGTGTGTTCCCATCGTTCCGAAGGGACAGAGAGGTAGTGGGGTTCGGTCAGTTTCCATCGGGCCATTAGAGTCCTACTCCTGTTAGGGTGCGTTGAATAAGGGTTGTAGTTACGATGATTTGGGCTGTGTCATAGGGAACGAAGAATTGGCTTTGGTAGACAACCGCAACGGGCATGGGAGTGGAAAGGGGCTGCTGCCAGGGCATGCCAATGACGGTATTGGCCAAGGGCTGGATGTTGTAGGAAAGAGATGTCGAGCCAAACTGCGTTGAGGGTGAAGATGGGGTTGGTGCTAAGGATTGTTGCCAAGCAAGCGTGAAGGTTGGAAATGGAGCCGGAACCCAAATTGGTTGGGTGTAGATTGCCTGTGCAACTAGTGGTGCAATGGACAGAGGTTGGTACCAGCCGTAGGGTGATATAGCAGGGGTAGTTTGTGGAGTGTCGAATGGTACAAACGTGGCGCCGATTTGGGATGGAGGCCCTTGCGGAGTGACTGCTAGAGCTTGGAACCAACCCATCCCGGTGATGGTGTTGATAGCCTGTGTGATGTTGTAGGAGAGGATTGCGGAGCCGGGTTGGGCAGGCGGGGCTGTCGGAGTGGTGCCGAGTGGTTGGTACCAACCAAGTGGAGCGGTGTTGAGTTGTAGGGTGTTGAAAGGAACGAAGGCGGAACCAAGCTGTGGCCTGGCGACTGGCGGTACAATGGCACTGGTTGATTGCCAGCCAGAGGGAACCACGAAGGGTGGAACGATGAAGGGTAGGTTTGGGGCATTGACCTTGGCGACTGCGGGCGCTGCAGAGGGAATTGATTGCCAACCACCAGGGACACTTGTGGCTACTTGTGGAGTGTTGAACGGAACGTAGCTCGAACCTGGTTGGGCCCGCACAGCTGGTAGAGGTATGCTAAGAGGCTGGTACCAACCAGCAGGCTTGGAATTGGGCGGAGTAGCGGGCGCAACTGGTACCCAAACCGCCCCAGCAGCTAGGGCAATAGCAGAGACTTTAGAGCGTGCTGAAGCAGCTATGAGAGCGTTGTTATCGCTTTGCGGAACCCAAGCTGTCGTTGGAGCGGCGGTTACGCCAACAAGGGAGGCAAAGATCTCGTCTTCAGGGTAGATTAGGAAGCAGTATGGATCATCATGGAGCTGCCTAGCTTCGGCGGCTGTTATGGTTCGGTTCCAAAGTGCGGCAAAGTAAATCCAGCCCGCTACGCCGTTGCCGGTTGGGAAATTGGATTGTTCAGAGTTTAGAACTGGCTGATAGGCCGTTGCGGTAAAGGCCGCCGTGATAGCCGAAGTGACTGCCAGCTTGCCATCAAAGTAAGTGTTCTGCGACGTGGCTGATGTATTGGTGCCAACGACGCTGTGGTAGACGCCAACGCTGTTGGCGGTGAATGTCGACGTGTTGGTGTTGGCATAAATCGCCACCATATTATTGGTAGCGCCGGAATCCCACTGAAGACCGGTGGCGGTGTTGGTGGCGGTATCGGAGACGCAAAACGCACCGGTAAAGGCAACACTCGGCAACGCCGTGATGTTCCAAGCAGTGGCGAAGCTGTAGAGACTTGATGGAAATATTCCGACAATGTTGCTAGTATTGGGAAAAGCAACAAATGGGCCTCCAGAAGTATACCGGTTCCCGGAACCTTGGGGTGATGGAGTGGGTTTAAATGCTGAGCTATTAGTTCCTTGTAACCCATCGACAAGATCTACAACCTGTCCGGTACCGGTGTCGTAGGCATAGAATACCATCCCTCTCGCAAGAGGATGCGACCAGTTAATCCTGGGAATGCTGGTCCAGGGTTTCTTCTGGCCCCGGTGGTATGGTATGGGTAGTTGCAAAGCGGTTCCTTAATACTGAATCGCGACAGGACCGACCTTAAGGATATGGCCGGAGGCTGATAGAGCTACACCAGTACGGTTACCAATGTAAACCTTGGTTGTCCACCACGGCATCCGACAGATGCCAGAAGCGGCGTAGACATCGTTGGCTGCCGTCGCAACATTGGCAAATGGGATGATAAAGTCGGGTGGACGAGGCAGATCGGTGCCGCTAGCATAGTTGGCCTTTTCAAAAGAAGTGCCACCATCCGGCGAATAGAGAAACCACCCTTCGAGAAATCCACCAGCAGCCGGGGTAAAGGCACCACCTGTTAAAAGATGAACCTGCCCCCAGATACCGTTGTTGAATGAGGCTTGATTGAACGAGGCTACAACACTAGAGACAACGTTAGCAGTTGAAGCAAGTGCGTTTAGCTCCGTGGTCATAAGGGTGACCGGAGCGAGGAGGAAGCCGTTGGTACCTGCTGCTTCTAGGAAATTAGTGGCCATGAATTATCCTCCAACGGCAGTATTCAAGATCCCTCTAGCTCCAGCAGTTGCGGATACAGCGCCTCCGTTGACGTAAGTTACGATGTTGTCGAGGATGGTTTTGATTGAGGCAATTTGGTTTGAGGACAAAGAGCGCTGGATTGATGGGTATTTGGTAGGGTCTAGAGGATGGGTAATGTTTGGAGTTACGTCGGCAGTGCCGAGAGATCCGTCAGCATTTTGAATGACTGTACCCATAGCGGCGAGAACGGCAGCACTGCCTTGGTCTAGCCAAGCCGCATCAAGAGCTACCATCTGGGTGTAGAGTGACATTAACTGTGCGGCAAGGTTGAACATCGTGTTGGCAGTTTGAATAGCTTGAGTTTGTGGATTAGCTATGGTCATGTTGATACCTCGTTCATCTATCTGTTAGAGTGGTAACGGGCTTCTTCGCGTTCGAGTTTCTTTTCGAACGGGTCACAGCCTTTGCCGACACACTGTTCACAAACCACTCGCATGCAGATTTTGCATAAGCCGCCGAGGTCGGCTGGGTCACAGAATGGTTTGACCCGCCGGATCTTTTGGCAGTGGCCACAGGTGAAGGTTGGGAGTTCGGTGATTTCGCCCCAAGGACCATAGAGTGTACCGAGACCTGTGAGAGCTTTGCGCATGACTTATTCCCGCCATTTGCAACCGACGATAGCGTTGCCGACGTAGGTTGAGGATTTGGTACGAACGCCAAGACCAGCGAGGTTGGTAGCGGGGATGACAAGTTCGCCAGGGCCACCAGGTGCGACCACCCAACGATAGGATGCACGTTGGTTGGCGCCGAGGGTGTCGAGGATGCCGGTTTCTGCACCGGTTGGCTCGGCTGTGAAGTTGCCCAAGGCGACGGAGCCGGCAGTGGCATCAGCTTGGTCTATGGCGTTCATGGTGAGGGTAACACCGCCAGTGCCTGCGGTGGTTTGTTTGATGATGGACCAAACAAGTTCGCAATCGGTGGCGTTGGGGACGGAACCTGGGCCTACGGTCCATTCGTAGAGGAAGGCTCTACGAAGAGTGGCGGTTGCGGCTGCGAGTTGGAGCATGGTTTTGGAAGTGGCTGCGACAGCGGTTAGAGTTGGGGTAGTTGCGGCAATGTTGGAAGTGCCATAGAGGGCCATTGGTATTGCTCCTTGGTTAGACTAAGATGTAGCTGAGGCTGCCGCCGATTGGGACCCCAGCGGAGAGGTTGATTAAGAGGGAATCGCCGACTAGGGTTTGGAACCAGCCTCCGGCGTTGAAGCCGTTGACACAGCCACCATTGGCGATGCAGTAGGCCGGACCGGAGATGTCCAAAGGGCCGGTGGAGGTTTGGAACTTGACGTTAACGGTGGCAGAGCAGACAAAGTAGAAGGATAGGGCAACGATTTTGCGGCCGGCGACGCCGAACACGAGGGTGCTCGAGGCCGAGACCTCGATGGGGGTGTAGAGGATCCCGCCTGGGACTTCTGTGCGGTAGATGTCAGCCAATGCGTTGCCTCAGGGAGTTGATGGAGTCTTCGATTTGTTGATGCCGGGCTTCGGCGCCTGCGACTTCGACCCGAAGGGTATCCAAGCGGGTTTGTTGATCCGAGATCTTGGCGTCGAGGTCTTTGGATTGCTGGGCCTTAGCGAAGATGGATTCTTCATAATCGCGGAGGTTCTTGACGTGGGCCAGGGAAAGCCCGGCTTTGGCATCGTTGAGTTGGCCTTTGATTTCGGTCAGGGCCGTGGTGGTTTGAGCGTATTCGGCCGAGGCCTTGTCGGTGGCGTCTTCGAGAGGGCCAAGTTCTTCGAGGAGCTTCTCGGCAGCTGTTAGGTAATCGATAGCGTCGCGGAGTATGGTCATGACATTGTGGGCCTTTCTAGAATTGGGAAAACCAAACGGTGGTGGCGATTGTGGCTGCCGAAGGGGTGACACAGAGAGTGGCGCCTGCCGGGACCTGCATCTGGGCAACACCAACGTTGTAGGTCGCGGGGGCGGTGGAGGTGACGTTCTGTGGGGTGATGATGGTGGTTGGGGAGGTGCAGGTAGAACCGGTACCAGAGATGAGGGTGAAGCTACCAGTTGCACCTGTGTTACTGACTTGGTAACCACAGATGAAGATGGATTGACCGGCCACGCCAGCGACGATTTGAGTGGCAGTTGTGGGGCCAATGGCGACGTTGGCCACCTTGTTGCAGAGGATTTGGGCTGAAGGGCCGACAGTGTTTTCTGCTGGCGCTGCACCAGCAAACGCAAGCCATAGGAAGAGTGCGATGCTGAACTTGCGCATCATCGCATCCTTATCCAGGTGGTTGTGGCTAAGACGTACATCCACTCATTGCTAGTTGCGTTTACTTGAGTAGCAACAGCGCCAGAGGTTACGGTTTGACCAGCCGCGGCTGTGAAGGTCACGGTGGCGGTGTTGTTGGAGCCACTGGCGTTCACGAGTTCAAAGTTCTCCCCATCCCAAGGATTGGCTGGAGCGGTTACGGCAAGAGCGCCAGTGACTTGAGCCGTGGTTATCAAACGGTTTTGGTTGGTGGTTAGGGTAATGGCACCAGAGGCAAGGGCTGTAGTGACATAACCAGCAGTGCCACGCATTTGTGCGGTGGTGGTGAAGATTGAGGGTCCACCGGGACCACCAATAGCGATTGACCATGCCTCGTTACCGGTCAGGGTGAGGGAGGTGATCTGTTGGGCCCAACTGTAGATCGCTGGGCTCGCAACGGCGAGGGCTATGAAAGCCCCCGCCAGAAGTGTTCGGAGTTTGGTCATTGCTGTTTCCTCACGATGCCGAGACGCAGATGTAATCCCACACCGTGTTAGCCGCGGCAGTGGTGAGTACGAGGGTTGTGGTTGTGGTGGCCCAGCTAAAAGTGGTAGCTGGAAGGGCACCTTGAGCAGCGACAACACAGTTAGGTGCGGTGACGAAGGCCGTGCCAAAGGTCAGAGTGCACGAGGCTGGGGTGCCGGCGGAGATAGTTACACGGCCACCGAAGTCAGTACCGACATTGGTGAAAGTGCCGCAGGCAGAGACGACCGGGGCTGGTCGTCCGGCAGGAGTGAGGATGTGGCCAGGGAAGTAGACGCCAGTGTTGGCGTCTACTCCGAATGGGCCGCGGGGGTCTTGGGAGAGTTGGATGGAGGAGGTGATGCTTTGGGCCAGGGCTAGGCCGCATAGAGCGGCAATGCCGAAGACCAAACCAGCGATGAGTGGACGGAGGAGTTTCATTGCTTTGCCCTTCAGTTCGCGACGGCGATACCGGGAGGGTACCCGCCGAGGATTGCGTTCTGGGTGCTTTGATAGACGAGGTCGTGGCGGTCAAGGACGAGGAAGGCTGAGATTGCGCCGGCGGTGGTTGTGGCAGCGCCGATGGTGTAGGTCAGGCGCAGGAAGCGGGGGATAGCGATGCCATCTGGGGGACGAGGCATGTCCATGTCGAAGAGCCGGGCTCCGGCTACGAGGGTGGCAAGGGCGTAGGCCGGAGAGGACCACCATGTGGTGAAGGCACCTTCGCTTCCGGAACCGTTGTCGGGGGCTCCTTGGAGGGCTACCACCAGGGTTGCTGCACCGCCCGAGGTGACAGTGGTAGAGATCTGGACCAGGAACTTCATGGCCGGATCATCGCCGATGCCGATATCTCGGGCGCCACCACCTGCGGCGAACGAGGGGATTTGTGGGTTACCTGCGAGACCGACGCCGAGGTCGATGTCGTTGGTGCTGTTGATGGTGCTCGCTACGGCAGCGATGGACTGGGCCGAGGAGAATTGGAGAAAGCCGTCTAAGATCATTTTGTGTTCCTTTCAAGTAACTTGGGCTTCGTTGCTGAGGACCGCGTCCACCGTGCGGATGGGAATGCCACGGAAGGTGGTGATGGGCTTGCCGTTGAACTCCTCGATGCGAAGGAGGACGTTGGTTTTGTTCATCGCTTGGAGGTCGAGGTAGGTCCGGATGATGCGGTTGCAGTAGATCACGGTCCGGCCCATGTCGGCGCGGACTGCCGGG